TATAAAAACAAACTGGTTCACTAAAAACAAAAAAGAGGAATCGAACCGTTTTGTTCCGCCGGCGGCCCCGTCCCGCAAACTTCACGAATCATTTAATTTTAAAATTACAAACAATGACATTTGAAAACGAAGACTTGGAAAAGCAGGTGCTTTCCGCAATGATGCTTTCTGACGAGGAAAGACTTACGGCCTTTTCTGTCCTGCCAACATTGGATGTTTTCCAAGTGAGCAAAAACAAACTCATAGCCGAGGCAATACAAGCCCAGCAGGATGCCGGAGAGCCGGTAAGTGTCGAAACCATAGCCGCCACCCTGAAGAAATCGGGACTTATGAAAGAGGCGGGGGGTATATCTCACCTCAGCTCTGTTTTTACAAGTCTTAAAAAGCCCGGCCATGTTGAGATTAATTGCCGCATCCTGATTGAGCATTACCTTCGGGCAAAAGCATATGTCATCGCTACAGAGCTTCTTGCGAAAACCAATAGCGACACGGGGGATATTTTTGACATCCTGAGTAAAATTCAAGTGAGTACAGATAGTCTGCTTGCCCAAACAATCAGCAAGTCGGATGACAACTTCCATCAGCAACTTGAAGAGTCGGCAAAGATTTGGATGAACAAGGCTTCCGGAGAAATTGCCGGGCACAGAACGGGGATTGAAAGTTTGGACAAGTTGTGTGGCGGTCTTACGAATTCCGAATTGACGGTGGTTGGTGCAAGACCCGGTCAGGGAAAGACGGCACTTGTCGTGAGTTTAATACGCAATCTTGTCAAACAGGGAGTGGGATGTGGCCTATTCAGCCTTGAGATGTCGAAACACGAAGTGGTGCAGAGGCTGGTGAGTCAGGAGTCGGGAATATTTGCCTACAAAATCAAACAGGGCGATATGTCCACGTACGACAAGTCAAATTTGATGGATGCCGTTCATAGAATGAAAAGCTGGAACCTAAAAATCAGCGATGAGGGATATTTGAACATGATGAAGATACGGGCCAAGGCTACGATGTGGAAGAACAAGTTCGACATCAAGGTGATATTCGTGGATTACATTGGCCTAATAAACAGCAACAACCCAAAGGAAACGAACAGGGTGAATGTGGTGAGCGAAATCAGCAGAGGGCTGAAGTTGCTTGCGAGGGAACTTGATGTGCCTGTAATTGCCCTAAGCCAATTGTCCAGAAAGGTGGAGGAGCGCAATGACAAGATGCCGATAATGTCCGACCTTCGGGAGTCCGGCTCTGTCGAACAGGATGCCGATGTGATATGGATGATGTTCCGCCCCGAAACGTACGATGAAAATGGAACATTCAAGATTGGCACAGCAGAAATGCCAAACAAGGGACTTTGCATCATTGACCAGGTGAAGATGCGTTCAGGGTCTACGGGAATAGTTCCGTTGCAATTTGATGCGCCATTGATGAGGCTGAAAGATTACGCAATGGAAAACGAAAGAAGTAATCACGATGGAAGCCCATTCTAACGAATCGAAACGAAAGTGGGAAATTTTAGAGACGTTTTGTTTCGCCTACATCTGTCAGCCACCACAAGGGTGCGAGCAGGACGAGGAGTATATGGCCCATCGTGATTTTTTAATGAAAGCCGTAGGAAATTCCGTCCACACAACAAATTGGAAACAAGTATTAAAGGAATATTGCGAAATGAAGCCCGTAACATTGAGCATAAGACACGCAAAGGAATTTTATGATGCGGAAGTCCAAAAAGAAGAAACGGAGGCTTACAAAGCGATTAAAAGCTATTTCCTAAAAACAGACAGAGAGCGGGAAATAATTCATTCTTCTCCGGGCTGTGACATTTCATACATCAGGCTTTACCTGAAGGAAGGCGAGAAATACAGAAACCCCACGGAAACGTGGACAATGGAAACCAAGAAAACTAAAACAAAAGCAAGATGATAGACTTAGTAATTAACTTCGACAAGGAAGAGGATAAGAAGAAATTTTTCTCCATCCTCAAAGTTTTAAAAGGCGAACACGCTGTTGCCATTAAGAAGAAAAGGGCGCAGCGTTCCGGAAGCCAGAATCGCTATTATTGGTCCGTAGTAATTGCCTGTATATCAGAAGAAACAGGTTTTACGAAAGAAGAAACTCACCAATTGATGCAGCGAATGTTTTTGCGTTACGACAAGGAGATGCCCAATGGCACGACAGAAACATTTGTTCGCTCCACCACATCGCTTGATTCAGCGGAAATGACCATTTATATTGAATCAATTCGCACCTTTGCCCTGTCAGACCTGTCAATTTACATTCCGGACGCTAATGAAATAATTTATGAAAAATAGCAAACCAAGAAAGGCCGTAACACCCCGTGTTGAACGGACGAGAAATGGCGGCCACGAAACACAAAGTATGCATATGAATAAAATCAGAAGTGCTTTGCGTAACCTCTCTCGTTGGTGGAAGCCTTTTGATGTTGCCCTAAAGAATTGTTCCCAAACTTCATATGTTGGGAGAGTAAAAAGGGTGGTGTATTTGTGTGCCTCCTGTAACAAATTCTATAGCAGAAAGAATGTAGAAGTGAATCACATTGTTGCTATTGGAAGCCTCAAGTCCTATGAAGACCTCCCGGGCTTTTGTGAAAGACTTTTTGTAGAGGATGTTTCTTTGCTTGAAGTGCTGTGTAAAGATTGCCACAAAGAGGAAACGGCAAAGCAAAGAGAAGAACGAAAACTAATTCAATAATATGGCTGACATTACAAAATGCTTTGGAAGGGAATGCCCTTTAAAGCCCACTTGCTATCGCTACACAGCTCCATCAAGCGAATATTCGCAAGCCTTCATTGAGCCTCCCTTTGAAATCACAGAGGACGGACAAATTCTGTGCAAAATGTATTGGGGAGATGAGCAGCAAAAGTTGCAAGACCATTTGATTTCAATAACGCAGGGCAAAGAAAAATAGACATTTGTTTTGTTTGTGAAAGAAACACCATACATTTGCGCTCTGTATGGAAAAGCAAATAAAACAAGTGGAGGAGTTCTACAATGCCTTCAATATTCCGAGTGCCGAGACAGTGCGGTTTTTGCATAAAGATAGAGCATTGCTTCGGCACAAGCTCCTCCAGGAAGAAGTTGGAGAACTTCTTGATGCAAGTATGTCATCCGATGGAACACTTGTCGAAGTGGCTGATGCCATTACAGATTGCTTTTACATTCTTATTGGAACGGCTCTTGAATACGGCATTGCCGACAAAATCCCTGTTCTGTTTGACGAAGTTCATAGCAGCAATATGAGCAAACTTGGAGAGGACGGGAAGCCTATGCACCGTGAGGATGGCAAGGTGATAAAGGGACCAAATTATAAAAAGCCTAATTTAAAATCTATAGTATATGGAGAGTAAGCAACAACATCCAAAAGTAACAATGATTGAAAGCCGTGTCCTTGTCCTTCCGGATAAGGCGGCTGAGTTTTATGACGAAAAGGGAACACTTATTATCCCTGACACCGCAAAGGAATCCCCTCCGCAGGGAGAAGTGATTTCCATTGGAGAGAAGGTGGAAGTGGTGAAGGTGGGCGACAAAGTGTTGTACACAAGAGGAGCCGGAACACGGGCTGAGTTCAACAAGACAGAATACCTCATTATGAGGGAGTACGAAATCCACTGCATCCTGTAATGGCTTTTGTTACTAAATATTCTCCAAGTCTGACACCCATAAGGGAATACCTTGTGGCAATAGATGGAATTTATCAGGACACTATAGAGTACGGAACGCTGCTCCTCCACAGGCCATCAAACATATACAATGAAACAGGGGGCTTGTGCGAGGAGGGCGTTGTTGTTAAGGCTCCGCTCAAAGACGGACTTGAGGAGGATATTGTAGGAAAGCGTGTTAGATTCTGGTTCTCTGAGGCCCATGCCACATACAAGGGCAATATGCCCAAAATAGATGAGCATCTTATGGTGGCTCCCAAAAGCATCATAAGCATTGAGGACAGGGAAGTGAATGACCACATCCTCTGTAAGCCCATAGAAACAGCAAGGAGCGCATCCGGTCTCATCATCCCCAACATTGAACTTATCAGTTTTGACACATTGCAAAAGCCTCAACAAAACATCCGGGAGTTTTATACGGACAGGGGAATTGTAATTGGCAAGAACGAGCATTTCCCGGAAGGCACTCCGTTATTCTGGGGAGATGAAAGCAATGTTCGTGTAGGATGGAACGGAAACTTTCTTGTCAGGAAAAGAATGGTGATGGCAAGTGGAAATGATGCTAAAGCTCTCACATATGTAAAGAAGAAGGTGAGAATGGCGTAATGAGGGGGAAGAAAAAAATAGAAGTGCCTTTGTTTGACAAGAAGAAGCAAAGGGGGAGGCCAATTAAATATGACTTTTCTGCCTTTAAGAAGCAAAGCACTTCTCATCTTGTACTCCAGGGAATAGGCCAGAAAGAATACGATTCACTTCGCTCAACATTTGCAAGATGGAGGCGGATGGAGAATATAAAGGGCCGATTTCATTACGACTTTATTGACAACGGAATAGCCATTTGGAGAAAATGAATGAGAAGTATTTCATTTCATACACAAAGCACAGGAGGGGCAGAATTCGTTTCTACCAATTCCGGGAGTTCTTTGAATTAGGAATCCAATGGTATGAACATGCCACTATAAAAGAATTAAGCAAGTCATGGCAAATAACACGAAAGCTATTGAAGACACGCTCAAGACCAAAAGCCCAAATGGGAATAAAGAATGGGAAGGAGGGGATTTACGTATTCCGGCAGCCAAGGATTTATGGCGAAGAGTCTTTAACCGCAACCTTAAATGCTACGAGATTTACGTCAGGGGAACAAACATACTTGTAGCCACAGGAATCGGGAACACGGGGGATAGCTTCCTTATAGGAGCACTTCCTGCCATAATGACAACATTCATTCAAATTACAAAACAAATAGAAGATGGCGAAGTCAGCGAAGAAACATACAGAAACGCCCTCAACCTCATTCACGGATTCAAGCAAAATATCAGAAAAGGAGAAAATGTGGATAGAGGCGGTGTATTCGGACTCAATTCCATTGAGCTTGACCTGGGAGGGCAGGGTGGCGGAAGTTACAAGGAGATTGGGCTTTTCGATTGATGCCAATGCCCTGATGGAAGGGAGCAGGGAGTTTTTTATGCACAACATAAAAGCAGAAGCCTATTGGAGTATGGTGGTGATGTACCACAATGTATGCGAATCAATACGTGCCCCTGAGTTTGCTACGGAATGGAAGGCTTCCAACGAGAACTCCTCTTATAAGGTGAAAATAGAAAACGGTCTTAAACTCAAGTCTGTTATGGATGAGATAAAAAGATTGGCAGAAGATTTGTTCAAGAAAAACGAAGCGGCTGAAGCGGACTTCAACGCAGGAAAAATGGAAAGTGATTTTGGTGAAGGAGCATTGGAGGCCGCATTAAGAGAAGTGAATAGTGGCAATGAAAGTGACAATAGTTCATCCAAAAAAAGAAAAGCGGCCAAGGAAGCCTAAACGGGAGGAATACATATTCCGAAGCCGGAAGTTATGGGAAACGCCCCTTGGACACCTTGCGGTAATTGATAAGGCAAAGTTTGTTGCCTATACGCACATTGAATTTAGGAAATATTTACGCAGGATGTTTAAGGGGTGTTTCGTAGTTGTTACAGAGACGAAAGTATCTTGGATAGTAAAGAGAGATAAATATGCCTCAAAAGAAGCTCAGGAAAATGATTCCCCTCGAAGAAGGTACTATTATCTACCTAAAAGGACAACAGGTGATAGTTCGATACGAGGTTGAAAGAATTGACGAGAACGGACATTGCCACCTTGCCCAAAACGGGGAGGTGAAGAAACGTTTTGTCTATCCTGCGACAGCATATGCAATAGGACAGCCATTGTTTTGTCATGGGCTTCGTGCCTATCCTCCATCTATACTCATCACCCGTGACTGGGAGGCATTTGAATCAAGGAGGAAATTGATGGGCTTGTTTAAAAGATTTGAAAGAATCCGGAGCCGCATCCCCAAATTGCAGAGCAGCAAGAAAATGTTAAATTGCATAAGCATTGTGGATGAGTTCATTGGAAGGATGCAAGAGGCTCTCAAGAAGCAAAAGAAATGAAGGAAGGAATGAAGATGGAGAAGGGAGCTGTTGTTGAGCGAATATGGTCGCTTGATTGTAAAACTCCACCTATTCCCGAAGACCTGACAATTGTTCCGGGCTACGGCAATCCAAAGGCTAAGTTCCAAAGAACGCCCATCCCGGAATATATGAACATCGAAAAGAGCCAAATCAATGCAGATGGCTCAATTCGTTACACACCCCTTCAGCAACAATTCATCAGGGAGGAGGTGAAGAAGATATTCCATTTAGGCCATTGGTGTTACATACGAGGGACGCTTACATGGCTCAACCCCTGGATGTATTTCGGATTGAATTATTGGAAGCCGTCTGTAGAAACAAACGATGGGTTTCTTGAATATCGGGATAGGCAGCGTAAAATCCTCCATTTCTGTTGGAATGTCTATCAGAACCACAAGGAACTTGGTGTAGTCTATCTGAAGGGTCGTCAGGAAGGATTGTCCACTTGGGGACACCTGATAATGTTTTGGCTTGCCATTCGTGCTGAAAGGCAGAA